TCACGCTGAATTTCTGTCAAAATAGATGCTTCATTTTTACTCTTCCAGTCCAGACTATCGACATCCCACATAATAAAGCTCAAATCGAGACTATTACGGATATCATCTGAGATGGCACCATATGGTGGGCGCATCAATTTTGAACTCTTTCCGAGAACACTAGTGATTGCTGATTCTGTATCCGTAATTTGTTTCTTAGCATCTTCTAATGAGAGTTGTGTTAAAACTGGATGGTTCCAACTATGATTTCCAACTTCATGGCCCTCAGCCTGCATACGTTTGAGGATAGCTTCATTACCTGCAATATTTTTCCCTTGGACAAAGAAGGTTGCTTTGATTTTGTACTTAGCTAAAATATCCAAGGCTTGTGGTGTTGTATTACCATCAGGACCATCATCAAAGGTTAAAGCTACAACTTTTTTATGCTTTTCTCCTTGAATAGTCTCATACAGTTTAGCATCTTTTTCTGCTTGTTTGAGCTGTTTTTCTTTGAGTTTCTGCTCTTTTTCTAATTGTTTTTGTACTCTTTGTTATAGCAATACTTAGCATACTTAAATTAATTTTTTAAAAAATAAAAGATAAAGTTAAACCACTTATCAAAAAAAGATAAGTGGTTTTTTTATTGTCTGGAGGATTTATGAAAGAAATTGGAATTTCTTTTGGGATAGGAGCAGCACTAGGAACAGGATTTGCTAAAACATTTTCACTTGCAAGTAAAGGTGTTTCTGGACTTAATCAAGAGATTATAAAATTACAAAGAACTCAACAATTATTGGGAAGATATAACGAAGATAAAAAAGCATTAAAAGAAAAAATTGAAGTTATAAAAAAGACTAAATTAGCTATATCTGAACTAAAAGCAAGTATGAAAGATGAAAAAAATCAAACAGCCGAAAATGCAAAAGGATTACAGAACTTAGAAAAAAAACTAAATTCTTTAAATAAGTCTTATTCAGCTGAGCTAAAGCATGTAAGAGAAACAGCTAAAGTATTAAGAGATAAAAAAGTAGATTTAAGTAATACCACTGAAAAATATAAAGAACTAAAAAAAGAAATAGATAGAGCAGCTGAAGCAAGTAAAAAGTTTGCAAAAGCTGAATCTTCTAAACAAATAGGGGATAAGATTTCAAAAATAGGTGGGACATCTATTAAAGCTGGAGCAGCTGGAGTTGGATTATTATACAAGCCTGTACAACAAGCAATAAGTGCTGAGAGTAATTTTGCAGCAGTAAAAAAACAATTTGACTTTAAAGATAAGGAAGAAGAGGAAAATTTTAAAAAAGAATTACATAAAATTATTACTGAAAAGAAAATAGCAATAGGACTTGATGAATTATATGCAGCAGCTGCCAATGCAGGTCAAACAGGATTAAATAAGGATGAAGCTATTAAATATATAGAGCTCGCTTCAAAAACTGGAATGGCTTTTGATATGAATAGAGAAGAAGCAGCAAGTGCTTTATTTAATATGAAAAATTCTTTAAGTTTAACTTATGATGAACTAGTTGAACTGACAGATAGAATAAATTATTTAGGAGATAAAACAGGAGCAAGTGCTCCAGCTATAACAGATTTTGTAAATAGAATAGGAAGTATTGGGAAAGTAGCAGGATTTTCAGAAAAACAAGTTACAGCTCTTGGAGCTTCATTGATTGAACAAGGAATGGAAGCAGAAGTTGCAGCAACTGGTGCAAGAAAAATACTTGTAGCTTTAAATAAAGGTAAATCTGCAACAAAAAATCAGTTAGAAATGTTTGCATATTTAGGAATAGACCCTGAAAAATTAGCTAAATTATCACAAGAAGACAGTGAAAAAGCTCTATTTTTAGTTTTAAATAAGATAAAAGAACAAAAAGAAGATAAACAAGTAGCTATTTTAACTCAACTGTTTGGTCAAGAAGGTTTAGATGCAGCATCTAAATTTTTAAATAATACAGATAGATTAAAAGAAAATTTAGACAAAGTAAATGGAGATGAAGCTAAAGGAAGTGTTGATAAGGAAGCCGATATAAAAAGAGGAACTACTGAAAACCAACTTGCAATAACAATGGGTAAATTAAGCATAGCAGGAAGTCAGTTAGGAGCACTATTACTTCCAGAAATAAATAAGATAATAACTAGTTTCTCAAATTTATTAACAAAAATAACAGAATTTCAACAACTACACCCAGAAGGTTTCAAGACATTCATGAAAATTTTTGGTTATGGTTCTATTGCGTTATTAGGTTTTGGTTCTGCTTTAAAACTTATCTCAGGTGGAATAAGTTTATATTCTAATTACATGAAAATAGCAGGATTTATGACAGAACACGCATTTGGAACAAAAATATTATCTGTTGGAAAAAAATTAATAGGTGGAGTTGGAAAAGTTGCAAAAGGTTTCAAAGCTTTAAGTATGACAGTACTAGCTAGTCCTATTACATGGATAATAGCAGGTATTATAGCACTAATAGCTGCAGGTTATTTACTATATAAAAACTGGGATACTGTAAAAGCCAAAGCAATAGAATTAAAAGATAAAGTAGTTGGACTTATTGATAAGTTTTGGTTTCTTATGGGACCTTTAGGGTGGATAGCAAAAGCTGGAATAACTGTATATCGTAACTGGGATACTATAAAAGAAAAAGCTGGAGAGCTAAAAGAAAAGATAGCTAACACGGTAACCAATATTGTTTTAAAGTGGGAAAACTTTAAAGCTTCATCAATGGAAATTTTAGGAAGTGTTTTTAAGTGGATAGATGAGAAATGGACTAACCTTAAAGAGACGGGAATGGCAATAGCCGATTTTTTTACAGGAATATTTAAAAAAATAAGTGATGGAATAGATAAGGCAATCGGTTGGGGTAAAAAACTATTGTTTATTGATGAAAAGAAAGCACCTCCAGGAAGAAGAGGAGATATTCCACAAAACAATGGGAAAGCATATTCATATGGTGGAAGAGGAGACATTCCGCAATTTGCATTAGGAGGAATTGTAAATTCACCTACTCTCGCTTGGGTTGGAGAAGGTGGAAGTTCTGAGTCAATTATTCCACATGATAACAGTCAAAGAAGTTTAAATTTATGGGAAAAGACTGGAAGATTAATAGGAGCATATGAAAATGGAAATAACTCTAGTTCTTTTAACTTAACATATTCACCAGTGATTTATGCAAACGATAGCAAAGATCTAGATAGTACATTAAGAAAAAATAGAGATGAAGCTTTTAATGAATTTAAAAATATGATGAAAAAATATGAAAGAGAAAATATGAGGAGAGGAAATGGAAGATAAATGGGCTTCTTATACAACGAAAGATGGAGATACATGGGATAAAATTTCATATCTGTTATATAAAAATTCAAAATTTATTCATTACCTGAATTTATGGAACGAAGAATATTCAGAGTATTTTATTTTTCCAGCAGGGATAGTTATAAAATACAAAAAAATTGATATGAAAGACTCTAATTTACCTCCTTGGAGAAGATAGTATGGAAATTGATTTTAAAAATGTAGATATTTTTGATTTTACAAAAAAAAATGAAAATGCAAGAAGAACAGAAATAACAATAATTTATGAAGGTAAAAATATAACAAAAGAAATTCATAGTCAACTTACTTCATGTTCTCAAAGTGACTCTATAAATCAACTAGATACACTAGAGCTCACTTTAGAGAATAGGGATATGTTATGGATATCATCGTGGATGCCACAAAAAGGAGAAACACTCAAAGCAACCTTAACATTAAAACATTGGGAAAAGGATTTGGAAATAATCACACATGATATGGGATTGTTTTATATAGATACTGTAGATTTTAGTGGTCCTCCTGATGTAGTTAATATAAAAGCTATTTCATTTGATATAGCTTCAGATATTGTTGATAAAAAAGAAAATAAAGTTTGGGAAAATGTAACATATAAAACAATTTTTAATGAAATTGCAAAGAAAAGAAATATAAAAGCTATTTGTGAAATTTCTTTTAATAGAAAATATCAAAGAATAGAACAAAAGTTACAATCTGACTTTGATTTTCTAAAAAAATTATCTGAAGAAGCTGGAATAAATCTTAAATTATTTGATAACAAAATTATAGCTTTTGAAGAAGAAGAATATGAAAAAAAAGAAGCTAAGAAAATATTTTTTAAAAATCAATTAGAGAGTTATAGTTTTTCAACAGAAGATACTGATAGCTATTCGAGTTGTACCATAAGTTATTATAACTACAAGAAAAAAAAGAAAATAGAAAAAACTTTTAAAATAAAAAATAGGAACTCATATAAAAAGCAAACTAAAAGAAACTTATTTATAAATGAGGATAAACAAGTAACTGGTAAGAATGCTCAAGAAGTTGAAAAGCAACTACTAGAAATAGCTAAAAAAGCTTTAAGAGATAAAAATAAAAGAGAAATAAAAGGAAATATATCTTTTATGGGAACAAGTGAATTAATATCAGTTGGAGACGCAATTATTTTAAATGATTTTGGAAATTTCTCTGGAAAATATATGATAGATGATTTAAAAATTGATTTTTTATCTTATAAAATAAATGCTGAAATTCATAAAATAATAGAGTTTGAGGTGGAAAATGATTAGGTATGGAACTGTATCAAGCATCTTTCCTGAAAAAGGAACTATAAAAGTAACGTTTGAAGATATTGATATTCCTTCTGTAGAAATTCCAGTTTTACAAGGAAGAACAGAAGGAACAAAACATTATTCATTTCCTAAGATTGGTGAAGTTGGAATTTGTGTATTTCCTGAAAATACTTTCAATGGTTTTTATTTAGGTTCTGGATATGATGAAGCAACACCTGTACCAGCTGGAGCAGGAGCAGGAGTTGAAATAACTGTTTTTAATGATGGAACTATAATTTCATATGATGAAAATAATTCTAAGTTATATATAAATTGTAAAAATCAAATAGAAATAGTTGCTCAAAGCATAAAAATAGAATGTCCAAAAACTAAAATTGTTGGGGATATTGATATAGATGGTTCTGTAAATATAAAAGGAAAATTAGATGCTAGTAAAGATGTTACAGCAAGTGGGATATCTTTAAAATCTCATTCCCATAGCAAAGTAAAAGCTGGTGGAGATAAAACAGGAGGTCCTGAATGATAGTTGGTAGTCTAGGAAATTATGTATTTTTTACAAGTTCAATCTACACAAAGACATATAATTCATTTTCAAGAAGTATGTCTTCAAGATGGATAGAACATAAAATTATTGGAGAAAAACCCAAAATACAGTTTGATGGATTAGAGCTCGAAAACATAAGTTTTTCAATCCATTTAAATCGTTTTTTCAAAGTAAATGTAGATAAAGAAAAAAAGAAGTTAGAAACTTTTTTGAAGGAAGGAAAAGTTTTAAGACTTATACTTGGAGGAAAAAAGATTGGGAATTATGTTATTACCAGTATAGGAGAAGATCCTAAAGGATATAATGCTTTTGGAGTTCCGACTAAAATGGATTTAAAAATAGAATTGAAGGAGTATAACTAATGGAAATATATGTAGACTCTTCAAAAGAAAGAAATTATAAATTTATAAAAAATAGAACTGAAGAAATTATTCAAAATATTGAAAATATTATATCAAGAATAAGAGGAAATATTGTTTTAGCTAGAGAAAAAGGAATTAATTTTAACTATGTTGATGAACCTATTGATATAGTTAATGCAGAAATTATAGCAGATTGCATGGAAGAAATTGAAAGAGAAGAACCTAGATTTAATGTAGAAGATATAAGAATATTAGAAAATCAAGAATTGGCTAAAATTAAAATAGTTGTAATTGGAGATGTTAAAGATGGATAAGTTTAAATTTATAGATTTTGATACAAATCAAATAAAAAAAGAACTAAAAAAATTAGATATTACTCAACCACAATTTGTTGTTTTAACTTCTCTTGCATATCTTTTGCAAAAAGAGGATGAAGTTACTCAAATTATGCTTTCAAAAATATCTGGTATTGATGTTATGACTATTTCACAAATAATAAATTTACTTGAAAAAAATGGTTTTATAGAAAGAAAGCAACATTCTAAGGATACAAGAGCAAATTCTGTTTTTTTAACTTTAAAAGGGCAAAATATTTTAAAAAAGGCTGTCCCACTTGTTGAAAACATTGATGATAATTTTTTTAATATACTAGCTGAAAAAGAACAACTTTTTAGAGAACTTTTAAAAAAATTATAAGATCATTATTTTATCTATTAATAAAAACTTAAAGTTTTAAAATCAGTTGAA